CTTGTTCCAAATTTCTTGGTTCAATAGAACCGTTTTCTAATAAACATGATTCTAGCTTATTAATGTTTGCCATTGGGTTATTCGGTTGCATAACGATTGAAACTTCACGCAATCCACCCTTAGTGATTTGGAAATATCCATCTTCATACGGGTCAGCCGAACCAACAACAAATGGGTTGCCAGCTTCATCAACCATTTGATATTCGTCTGCATAAGCACCAACTGAAACGCCACCGACTAAATTAGGGCTTTCTTTCATAATGGTATATAAATCACGACCATCACTTGTATTTGTGAACAAGCGACCTTTGCCTGTCATTCCAACATCATCAAATTCAAATGAAGTCCACTCGCCAACTGGAAATGATTCATCATTATGTTGAAAGAACATAGGCAATGGCTTATCAACTTCTGCCATGCTCTTAGCCCATTCTTGAAATGGTGCTGGTTGATAATTGAAGCGTCTGCCATCAGCCCCCTCGCGCGCGCCCCATGTGGTAAACATTGCTTCTATTAATCCACTATCACTAGCTTCATTTAATCCCGTTCCAAGCGCAATCTTGGCTTCAGTATAGAATTTAATTTCTTTAATCATGAATAGGTACTCCCTTGTTTTTCATTCCGTTAGGTTTAAGCGTTATGCCAATTCTTCTTTCAGCCGCTTTTTTTAACTGAACGGTGAGTAATAATAAACGCAATTCTTTCATGTCTTTTTCTGTCATTATGCTTTGCCAGCTTGACCAGTTTTGCCAACGCTGTCAGTATTACCACCACCGCCTGTATCTTGTGGTGATGTTCCAGCTATTGGTTCTGCAGACGCATTACTGTCTTTTAACTCGTCAGCACCATCAATTTCAGTCTTACCTAAATATTCACGGGCTTCATTAGGCGTTAATATACCATTATTTACACCAGCCACCGCCCAATTCATTTGGTCTAATGGCGCACCTTTTAGAAAATTCTCTGTTTGAAATTCAACGCATAGATTTGGGTAGCCAATAAATAGGCTTTGTTTTAACTTTTGCTGAATGTTCACAACCATTGGGTACATAGTTGATTTATAGAATTCATCAAGCATGGTTTGTGAGTTATTGAACTTGCCCTCTCCTGCACCAATCATTGATGCAGGAACGCCAAATAGACCACATAAACGCTTCATTGTTTGAAGTTTTAGGTTTGCGGCATCAGCATCCTGCAAATTCAACATGTTCAATGGTACATATTTCATCCCATTGTCCAAAAGCATAGACTGCCCAGGCTTACTCAAATCAGTTGTTCTTGAGCCAACCATGTTTGCCCATGCTTCTTTTAATCTCGCGCCAATTTCTTTGAATTTACCATCAGGAATAATTTGGTCTGTTACAAACATACCACTTGGCTTTGCCCCGTTTTGCATGATGAAGTTAGCATAAAGGTCAATGTCTTGGTCTAAAGCGACTAGCTCTACTGCTAATGTGCCTTTATTGAAACCAGCAGAACCCTGCCAAGAGGCTTCCATAGCGTGAATAATTTGATGTGAACCTAATGGGTCATCTTTACTGAACCCATATGATGGTGTTGAAAGTCTATATGACGGATAGCGTGAATCAGTTAATTGCGCAGTAATGAGTGTTGAATCTAAGATATACATTTCAAGCGGTGTTTGCATGGTATTTGCTTGGTCTTTACGCCATAGGACTGTAAAGGTTTCACCCGAAAGCTCATACCACATGCACCATTGATACCAAAACTCATAAGGTGATTGAAAGTTGTTTGGATTGTTTAATAATGCCAATACTGATTTAGCTTTTGACTTATCTCTTGGCGTAACTTCATCACTTGTTAAAGCATCAACTAATGAACCATCATCACTATATGCCATGATTTTAATAGGCAATTGAGCCAATGCTCTAGCTTTAATACCAACGCATGACATGACGGTAGAGTTTCGTGACAATACTGACATATCAACAACTCTGCCAGCTTCAGAAACCGCAGAAGTCGTAACATAGAGTAATTGGTTGCTTGCTAAGTTCCGATTTGCGCCACGAATGATATTGTTACCAAGCGCAGTTTGTCCGAAAAGCGTGTTTGATTCATTGTTAGCAACTGATTTCTTGCTGAATAAGTCTAGTATATTCATGTTTTTGCCTTATAGACTTCGGAAGCCGAATGATGTTGATATATTGGGATGGTCTAATGAGCAGTGCATAGCGATAATCAATGCGACTATGCCATCAACCTTTGCTGATTTGTCTGCTTCATTTTTACGCACTTTGATATTCCCGTTTACATCCTCATAGACTTCACAATTGGATAGTTGCCAACCTAGAAATTGATTGCCATTATGTCTTATAGAGTGTGACATTATCAGTTTTTCAGTATGCTTGCTTGGGTTGCTAAGAACCGCCATGCCTTGCCCTACTTTTTTAACTGGAATGCTACTGTCATGTAATCGGGCGATTAAACTTGCCGCGTTATAGGCATCATATCCCACCTCTTTTATATTGTAAAGCTCGGCTTGCGCTTTGATGTAATCGGATATTTCTCTGTCATCCATTACATTGCCTTGCGTTATATGTAATAAACCTGACTTTATCGCTTGGTCAAAGATTCCACGATAATGAGTTGGCACAATATTTAGACCATCTTCAGGTAAAAAGAACTTAAATTCAGCGTAATAACTTTCATCTTCATATCTTGATAATGTGCAGACTGCGTTTAAATCTCGTGTTGCCGCTAAGTCAAAGCCAATAAATACAGCCGTTGGTTCATCTGTCGGTTTTTCGCCAACTGAATCATCCCAATATTGCCTATCAATCCACGCGCTGTTAGCAGAAACATAAACATTTAGCGTCTTGCATAAGAACTCATTGAGTGATGCTGGTTTAAGTTTGGCTTGTTCACAGCGTTCTGCAATGGCTTCTTGATAAACTGATATGCCGTGCATTGGATTAGCTTTGTGCCATGTTGATGGGTCACGCCAATCATCTTGTGGGTCAAGTCCATACAACAATCCAAACCAATGTGGGTTATCTTTTGATTCACCTCGTAGCATTGATTCAACCATCTGCATATCTTCATAAAACTTCGTTTCTTTTGTGAAGCTGGCAGTAGTGATGTAAATACGCAACGGGTTCTTACGGGCAACCATCCCTGAATGGATAACTTCAATTGAGTTTCTGTCTATAATTTGTGCCGCTTCATCCACAATGGCGCAACTGGCATTTTTACCATCACCAGTTTTCTTATTGTCGCGTGATAATGCTTTGAATATTGTTTGGCTGTCATTGGCTTTGCCGATATGGTATTTGCTTGCATTAAACCAACTTTGCGCCTCTCGTGGCATATTCTCAATCATACCTCTTGCGGCATCAAATACAATTGACGCTTGCTCTCTATTGGTTGCCAATGTAAATACTTCCGCACCAGCTTCCCCAAACTGCAATTCATAAAGACTAATGCCAGCCGTGAATGTTGATTTTCCAGCTTTACGAGGGATGAATACAATGACATCTGTTGTCATTCGCTTGCTATGGTCTTTTTTACTTCTAAAGCCATATATCGCGCAGAGCAACATGATTTGAAATGGTTCAAGAATTAACGGCTTGCCAGCATCAGCACCCTTAGTATGTTTTAATATTTGAACAAAACGGATTACATGTTCAACATACTCTGAAAAAAACTCATATTCCCATTGTTTATCTTCCAAGTAATTCAAAAATCTTTGGCAAGCAAGTTTGACATTGTTGCAAACTGATATATTGCCTTTGACTACATTGATTGCGTAAAAGATACCATCTTCATATTTCATCGTTTTACTTGTGGTCCGAGCAATAAATCGCCTAATGGCGTAGCGTCATCCCTATTCCCATTTAATCTGCTTCTAGGCGTTAAGCCTAATTCATTCATAAGTGAAATGATACGAGGCAACGCCCTATCTCTGATTGCCAAATATGGATTGGGTCCGAGCGTCTTGCCGTTATTGTATGCAGTAATTAAAGATTTCTGTCTAATTGCTTCAGCGCATAGAACATAAGTTGAAATATGGTCTGCCAGCATAGCCAAAACATGGCGGTCTTGTGCAGAACCAATTCCATAAACTTGATAAAGATATTCAGCAGTTTCCTCAATGAATTTATCTTTATCCCACGCCTTTGGATTGTCCAACCATTCAGCTTTAGGAATTCGTGATTTAATCTTTTCAGGAAGTGGCTTCCCTTGATTAACACCTCTAGTTCCTTGAACTATGTGTAGTTCAGGTGGCAATTTATTCATGATACCCCCCCTATGGCAACTATATCTGCGCTAAGTTGCT